CCACCATAGGCAACAATCCTTGGTGGTTTTTGTTTAGATTTAGTTCTTATATCAGCTAACGACATTTTTACCCCCTTCAAGTAATTTTTTTAATTCGTTTTTATTAAAGTCCAATAAAATAGTTAATCTTCTTATATCTCTAAGAAGAGCATCTCTTTGTTTTTTATCAGACTGCCATTCGTTATATATAATAGAAGCCTCAGTAGATAACTCAGACTCTTTATACTCCACACCGCCTTCCTCGAAGACGATCACCGGTTCATCAGACATTATTTTTCTCCCGTATTAAGTTTAAAAGTTTCACAAAGACTGCGTCCATTACAGAATTTGCAATGATCCCCAAATACATATTTAGGGTTTTCATCCATACAAGCATCCGCCCGTGGTTTCAGAAAATCAAATCCCCAGTTAGCAAGATTTTCTCCGGTGGTTTCCCATGTCTTAACCGCCCGTTCTTTCTTTACTCCCCTGGGTTGAACTATCGTTAGTTCCATAATTGTTTCAGCATTGCCATACCTGGTTAATGCACCCAGGCCATAGATCATTAGCTGTTTGTTATATTCCGGTGAGACTTGCCATTTACCAGATTTTAAATCTATTACACATATGCGACCTTCTGAAAGAATAATTGCATCAGCAGTACCCCATATGTTTTCGCTTATCTCTTCCATTGATACTTGCTCTTCAATCAGCAACTTACCATTGAGTTCTTTTGTTCTTGCCTCCACATAGTCTGTATAGATCTTTGCACAATCAATCATCTCCTGATCTATCTCTATCTCAAAGTCTTCAACCATCTCAACCTTGCCAAGCCAATAATCTTCTAAAGATATATCACCATCTAAGTGGCCTTTCATTAATATCTCAGACATTTGGTGAACCAAAGTTCCAGTCACGGCCGGGATGCTTGTGGTGTACGGAACTTGTGCCGCCAACTTAGGCATACCAGGACAGACAGTCCATTTGTCTGAAGCTGAAGGAGATAGTAGTGCGTGTTTACTAGGCATTGTTGGAAATGTAAGATTCTTTTTCTATTCTTTTAACATCATCAAGATCATACAAAATGGTGCCGGTTATTTTCCAATAACCAGGTCCAATACCTTTTGATCTTTTGTTGTCTATTGTTTTTTTGCTAACACCCCAGCGTTTGGATAGTTCGTCAGCATCTATAGTGTTATTGATGTCAAATTCTTTCAGATCTTTTATTTCCATAAATTTCCCTTTTCTCAGATTTCACCTATAATACCTCAATATTACTAATAATGGTAATATTTATATAAAAAATAAGGAGTATTTATGTCAATAGACAAAGCTACACCACAGGACTGGGATCAAGCAAGAGATCGCTTGGCTTCCAACAACCAGGTAGGTGGAGATCACTACAATAAGGGAACCAATATTGAGCCGATAGATTACATAGTCGCAAACAATATTGGTTGGTGTTTGGGGAATGTAATTAAACTTGTGACCAGAGATAAGCATGACAAGATTGAAGATCTTATGAAGGCCAAGCATTACATAGACCTAGAACTTGAAAAGGTTTACGGGTTAGATAGTGATGGTAATAAGATACCAGAGGAGCTATTAAAAAAATCCTTATAGGAGTAATAATGAACTTATCTGATTTTGATGATCCGGTATTAAATGAAAGGAATAACAATACACCTGTTTATATAAACAGATACATTGCTCGTTCTTTGATTGATGTAGCTGGATCAAAAAATAAAGATCCTCAAGCGTTAGCGGAGTATTTCCTACAAATAGGAATAAACTCCGTTAAGCATTACAAGGATCAAGAAGTTAAATTTGATATTGAAAGTCTTTAATTAAGATCTTTTAATATGTCTTTGATGTTTTTGATAGCATCATTGTTCTTCATGTGCTCATCATTAATTGTTAGTTGAGCCTGGTCTAAAGGTTTAGAAAAAACCACATTCCTGTGGGTTACAGAAACAAAAGCAAATACATCTATCTCATTGTCTTTATATTTTCTATGAGCAACTCTTTGGCCTTTACGCATATCAAAACGCCAGTTGCCTCTATGTTCTTCTATCTTTGATTGAGTTTTAACTTGGCACTTATACAGTTTTAAATTATGTTCAAAGATGATGTCTGCGGATGCGTTGTGGGGTACAACTGCTACTGTGTCACAAACTTGAGAGAGTATTGCTGCTGTGAGATATTCACCAAAACGACCAACTCGTTCTGTTGCTAGGGGCATTTTATTCTTCTAAATCAGTCCTTAGGGTTTCCCAGGTAATATTATTTTTTTGTAATAATTTTTTAATATATTTTGGTTGCCTATTAAAAGATGCTTTTTGAAATTCAATTTCATTAATTCTATTTTCTTTTATGTAGTCATTGGCCGCATCTCTTATTCCCTTTAAAGCAAGCCTTAGGTAATATCCTTTAGTTTCATTATCTAGGTTTAAATATTCCGGAGTATTTACAATTTTTGGAATTGTAGATTCAACCAATGGACCCATGTATTTTGCTCTGGTTTGATCTACTTTTTCATTTCCAGAATATGGCAAAATATCACGCATCTTAAAACCAAGTCTATCAAATTCTCTTTCAGCATCGTTTTTTTCTTCTCTTACTGTTATACCAGTTAGCTGTCTTGTTAATGGGCCTGGTAAATCTACATCAGTAAATGGAAGTTTTACTGTTTCAGGTCTTCCTGGTGTAGCTGCTCTTGTTGGAGACTCTACTTCCGGGAACCTTTCTCTTGCGATAGGAACACTCATTAGTAACTTATTTCCTAAGTCAGGCCAAAATTCACCGGTTATTTCCGGTCTTCTAAATTCTTGCTCTTGATCTAAGAAATCATTAAACATTCTAAAGGGTGTTGCAAAGCCACCAATAACATCTCCCACAAAATCAGACATATATCTATTAATTTTTTCTTGAGTATCTAAACCAGATAAGCCATTCAATAAATTATTTACAAATCCTAATGCAGCACCCGCTCTAAACTGTGCACCGGTTAATGCTTGTAATATATCTTTAGCATCACCCCAGTTTCTTCCTGATTCGAGTCTTGTAATTACATCAGCAACAAACATATAAGGAGTGAGCGGAAAATATGGACGCATATCAACTGTTTTTCCTGTAGAGGTTTGTAATTCATACCACTTTTGATCTTCTGGACCTTTTCTTTTTGCCTCAATTGTTGCAAGCAAGAGGGTTGTTCCAACTATTGCTTGGCTTATTGCGGAAGTATCTCCAGCAGCTATTTTTTTAATTTCATTTGGCCTTAATAACAAACCAAAACCAATTGGACTATGTTTAAATTGAAACTCTACTGCGTTAGCCATAAATCTTGCAAAAGGCAAAACTCCCGTTGTAATAAATGGTATTGAATTAGAAATTTCTACAAACTTTTTAAGAAATGTATTATCTGGAGTCTTGGCATAAGTAAAATACAAAGCATCATCTACCGCTTTTGACACATCATCAGCAGAAATATAATCTAATAGATCATCACCAATACCAATTTTGTTTATATCAATGCCTTTTTCTGCCAGAGTGTTTTGTATTGATGTTGCAAACATACCTCTTCGATAATAAAACTCCTGCATCCTGTTAAGGAAGTTAAGACCATCTACTGCTTTTTGTGCAGCTTTAAATACTTTTGCTTTAGATGAATCAGCAACCTCAGACGCATATTTGGTAAATAATTTATCTCCCTCATTCACATAATATTTGGTTAAAAATTCAGTTAAGTCTTTTGCCTTGGATTTATCTTTGGTTAGATTCATCATTAATCTAAAAGATTTGGTGTGATCTACTAATTGTTCTTTTGCTCCAAACGCCCTTCTTACTGGATTAAATGTTTGATTTAAAGCACCATCAAACGCTTGGACCAAAGTATTTAACATTACCCGGCCAATTTGTGCAGTATTATTACGCATGGCTGTAGCAATCTGACTAACTAATAAACCCCTTCTTATGTTGTCCAGGGATCTAATTATGTCTGAATAATTTTCAATAAAATTAGAATAAAAACCTTCTTGTTTTTCAATCTCACCAAGGTCTTGACCAACTTTTTTTAACGATTGTTTTATGACAGAAAGTTGCTGCATCCTTCTTGCCGAATCGGCAACGCTTTCCCTAAAGAAATCACTTAATTGATTTACAGTTAAATTGTTTCTTGACAAAACTTCGGCAAACTTATCTCTATAAATTTTGTTTTCGTTTGCCAATAAGATAGCTTCTTTTATTTGGTCTGATATTAAAACTTTTGGATTTCTTGGTATATCCAACTCATCCATAATTTGCGTTCCAACATCTATAACCTTTTGGTTTAAAGCAACTGTAGTATCTTGTTGAAAATCTGTAGTGCCAAGCATAGGTTCGTCTGTTTGCCTAATAGCTTGTTCATAAATTTCCATTGGAGGAGTTTCTTTTATTCGTGCTGGTGGTATTTTTTGTTCGTCTATTTCTTGCAAGACTTTTGCAACATCTTCATCGCTCATTCCCCTGGGATCTACACCATACTCATTAAGCAATTCTTTTTTTGCCTGTATTTCATTAACTTGTTGGTTGTAAAGATCCAATGCTAATTGATCGTCTGGATGTGTTTTATCTATAGCTATATCGTCATAAAAAGATTCAGCTTCTCCGGCAGTTGTTCCACGATCTCCTTCTATGGTCGCTCTCGGATAAAAACCATCTTCTTGCATACGAGCAATAACACCATCTGCACCAATTCCAGTAGTTCCAGGTTTGGCCCTGTAAGCTGGTGGTAATTGACCGCTCTTGCCTTCCAGTGCTTGTAAAAAATCACCCATATCTCCTGAGTCTTTTCCAATTGCTCCTTTAAGATATTGTCTGGCAGTTCTTAGTTTTGGCTTGGGCGGTATCTTTAAACTTTCTGGAAGTGCATTGCTTTTGGTTTTTGGTTTCGGAGCCTCTATTTTTGGTTGTTGCAATTTAATTTCTTCAACTATTTCACTTGCAAATATTTTTGCATCATCAAGAGTGTTGAAATCTCTTTCGATAATTACATCTTCTTTTTTATTAATAAGATCTTCTTCAGATAATTTATTTGCTCTTGCTATATTAAATAGATCTTGTTCATCATAGGCATCTTTTAAAGAAAGATTTTGAACCAAGTTAAATCTAGGCTCACCAGTTTGGCCATCATCAATTTTAATTATTTTTAATTTTGGATAAGAAACATCTGGAGCATCAACATTGTAAACTTCTTTAATAAATCCTTGCGGATCATTTATGACTAGCTCTCCCAAAGTTCCAGGCTTTATGTTTATTTCTTTTGGCTTTGTGTCAATCTTAATATCTTGGAGTTTACCGGCTCTATAATCTTTATATTGCTCCTGGTATTTAACATTTTTTTCTATTTGTTTTGCTCTTTTAACTGGATCTTGCGTTTCTATTGGATCCGCCCAAGGATCATATGTTTCAGCTTGTCTTGCTTTTTGTGGATCCAACCCTAGATCAACAAGTTCTTTATCTACACTATCTTCAAATTGAACAACTTTTTTACCTTTAAATCTTCCTGATACAGCACCAGCAGATCCACCCAAAGTGCCGCCTAATACAGATCCCAAAGATGCTGCTTTAGCTGATTGCCCAAAATCAAATCCTTCTTGTTGACCAGATTGTATTCTTGCTGATTGACGCAAAGCATCATCGGCAACTGTATAAGTTGCACCTTCCAATGCACCAATAGTTCCACCAACTTTCAAACCAGATTTAACCATTTCTCTTATAGATCTTTTGGCGGCCGCTTTTGCTGTTTGTCTTGCGGCTAATCCAGCACCAAAAGTTCCTATGCCAACATAGGTGCTGGGATCTAAAAGCACACCTGCGGCAAATCTACCTGTACCAGCTAAACTAACTTTCTTTTGATCGTATTTATCCATCAAAGTTACAAAATCAATTTTTTGTTGATCTGTTGCATCATGGTATAAATCTGCAGCTTCTTTACTCATTTTAGGTATGTTGTAATTAAACCATCCCATGTATCTAAGAGCGTAATCAGCATACTGTTCGTCTGAGTTTAATTTTTTTGGTTCTTTGTTTTTAAAACCAAAAGTTCTACCCTCATTCCATTCATAAATGCTTTTTGCGGCTTTAATAAATTCAGGATCTTTTCTTAATTCTGCTTCCGGGATATCGCCAAAGAAAGATGTTCCTTCTTGAGTTGGTTCGGGCAAAACAAAACCAGCAGTTTCTGGTGTTGGTGTTGGTTTTGGTAATACAAATCCGCTTTTTGTATTTTCTGATTCTTTTTTAGACGGAGGCGGAACTATGAATTCGGCCATGTTTTATCCCTCGGCTATAATACCCTGAGATATTAAATTTTTTATAACTTCTTCTCTAGTTAATTGTGGGTTTAAATTTTTAGCATTGCTAATAATGTTATCTGCTGAATCTCCTTTATATATACCGCTTGTTACAGTATATGTTTTGGATACAGGTGGAGGAGTTGCGGTGCTGCCATTTATTTGTTTGGCAAGAGCTTCCATAAACGGATTTATGCCTCCGCCTTTAATGTAGTTGTCATAAATATTTTTTTCATATGGAGTTAATTTTGTTACATCTCCATCAACTATTTGTAATTTTTGTAAAACTTTAGCCTCTTCCATTTTAACCATTTCATTCGGGGTTAATTTTTTCTCAGGCTTTTGTGTTTCTAGGAACAAGGCAGCTTTCTCTCTTAGACTTAAAGCCTTTAATAATCTCTTTTGACTTTCGGGCAAGTTAGACTCGTCAATCGCTTTGTTGATCTCAGCCTCACTCTGTGCGGTTGCTTGTTTTAATTCTTTTGTTTCTTGCATCTGCGATGCAACTTGTAATCTTCTAGGATCACCGGATAGTCTTGCGGTTTCTATGTTAAGAATGTCTGCTAGTTTTTGAAATGAATTTGCCATAATTAAGGACCAATTAAATAATCTATTCCTGCACTTCCGGTGCCTGTACTTGCTCCGCTAAATTTGGGTATTGATGCACCCTGAAAAGCACTTTGCATAAATGGAGAACCAAGAATGTTCATTGCAGTTGTTACGCCTTCTATACCAGATGGTTGATAACCAGATGTTTGACCAAATTGAGGTTGACCACTAAGACCTTGAGCCAATAAACCAAGTTGTTGTTTTGGATAATCCAATGCCCTGCCAAATTCTTGGTAAGGAACATCCAACGCTCTTTGTTGTAAGAGTTGTTGTTGGCCACCGATACCACCAAGTAATCCAAGGCTTCTGTATTGTTCGCCTAAGAGTTGTTGTTGGATACCAGCCTGGAATTGTCTGTCTCGCATCTGTCTTTCAATGTCTGATTCTGCGGCCCTTTGTGCCTGTTCAAAACCAGCTTGTCGTAATGCGGCTGAAGTTCTTGCTTGTTGTTCTATATAAGGTCTGGTTGCTTCAGTTTCAAGTAAAGCAGATCGAGAACCACCAAATGCACCAGCTTTAATTGCTCTTGATTGTGCTAATTGCTGTGCAATATCAGATTGTCTCTGAATATCAGCCATGGTTTGATCGATCACTTGTTGTTGATAAGGTGATTGATATGCACCAATATCTGCTTGTAATAAACCTGGTGTTGGCTGTTGACCTAATTGACTAAGTGTTCCAAGCGGATCGTATTGTTGACCAGCTTCAAACATACCACGGGTAGCTTGAAAGGCTCTAAGTTGATCCGGAGAAAATCCAGCAACTCTTTTGCCTGTGTAAGGTACAAATGGTTGTGCGGCTATGCCTTTAGATCTTGAATAAAGATCTTCATACATGGCTTGTTGAGCCGGATCTATTTGTGTAGTTTGCTTTCCTGTTTCGGGATCAAATGCAGATTTAGCTGCTGCACCTGCACCAACTACTGCTGCTATTGTTAATGGATCTGCCATATATTTATCCTATAATTCTTTGCTTATCATGTATTCTTGTTTAAATCCAAGATGTTTAACCTTTCTTAACCAACCTTTACGACCACTTCCGGTAATTTTATCTATACCTATTTCTCTTGCGTAGTTTTCTATACTTTTATAAATTTCTTCCACTTCTTCATATTTACCAGCTATGCAGAGAATGTGTAATACTTTCTTGTTAGGAAAAACTACAAATTCTGTAACAATAGCTGTTTGTTTTCCTGGCCATAACAAGGCTATTCCATTCCCTATTTTAGCTTCTACATCGTCAATTGTATAGGAGTCTTGGTATTCTATAGCTTTTTCAATTAAAGGCTTACAGCGTTCCCATTGAACTTCCCATTCTTCGGGTTCTTTTTTAATGGGTGTGACTTTATTAATCGCCTTTTCCATATTCAACGATACTCATAATTACACTTAATTTGTTTGCATGAGAAGCTGTGCAATTTATAATTTCTCCTGCTGTTAATATTAAACTTCTCGTTAATAATTCAACTGTATTATGTGCGCCTATATTGTATTGTGACCATAGCGTATGCACCACAGAGTCATCACTTGTCATGGTTAAAGTAAAATCTGTTTGTTGACCGCCATCCTCTGTTACTAAAATTGATTCAATAATTGCAAAGTCAAAATCACCACCGCTAGGTGCTGTATAAATTAAAGTCGCACTTGTTGTTGTTAAATCAACTGTTGCATTAACGGCCCTTTGTATGTACTGTCTTTGTGAGGATAAATCCATTATCTTTTACCCCTTGGTCTAATGTTTAATCTAATTTTTCCTACTTGAAAGTCTTGTGTGGTACTGCCTGTAACTGTCAATGAGACTTGTCGTGCAGTAAACCTAGCATCGGTATAACCATCACTTTCAAAAGTAAAACTGCCAAAGTCGGTTTCTGCACCGAGTGGAGTAAATTTACCTTTGAAACTAAGGGTGACACCTGGAAGCGTGTTAGCCTCTTCGTCTGGAATGATTTGATTGCATTGGACATAATTGTCACCATTGCCTATTTCGATAGGCCCAGAGGTCGCATATGGAACAGCAGAGCCTAAGTTAGGTGAGTTACCTAATACAGTTGATTCGTGCTGATACACAAACCCAGCGTTATCTGCTGAAGTTGGGAAATCAAAGACACCTTGGTCAACCCAACAACCTCTGTCTAGTTCACCAATAGACCAAACATTTTCACCATAGTTCCAAATCACATATTTGTTTGGTGCGTATTGTAATTCACCGCTTGGGAATCCCCACCATATTTCATTGAAGTTAGAGTTGTGTCCACCCCAACAAGCCTTTCTACCTGGTACATTGAGTAAATCGTAAACATAATCATGCACTTCGCATGGTATTTCTCTAACAGTACCATCGTAAACAAAGAAAGAGTTTTCACCCATCCATGCTAGGAAGTTACCAGTAGAAACAATGGATCTTCTGCTGACTGCTTTACAGTTAGTTCCAGCATCAGCAATACCATAAACAAAGGGTGAACCTGCATAGAACATTCTGCTGATACCTGTATCACTAAAGATAATAATGTCATTACCAAATGATGCTGCCATGATAGCTCTACCACCTGTAGGGATTTGTAAATCACCTGCGGTGTTAGTAGCTTTAGATGTCCAGTTGGTATTATCCTCTCTGTTTGACCATTGAATCCTTCTTGGATCTCCGCCTGAACCAATGGCTACCAAGTGTCTTTCGTTGGTAACGATAATGGCTTGACACCCTGTGGGTGCGTTAGATACGACTGTGGCTATGGTATCAGGTGATCCACCTGCTGAATCTGGTCGCCATTGGTAAATCTTACCATCGCCAGAAAAACAGAAGTTTAAATGTTCACCCCAGTTGTCAAAAGAAAAATGACCTGTATCTAAAGGTAAACCTGATTCTGAACGAGCATCACCATAATCTTCAACATTGTAATGGTATGCACCAAAACCAAGAGGGTCATTACTTTCATCATTAACAAAACCGACTGGTGTGATATCAGTCCAAGTGTTGTCGTATAAAACATACACCTTTTCTCTTGTACCAACTGCTAATACTGGTTGGCCCAAGTTATCGTTATAGGCGTACATCCCAATGGGTGCGCCATCTAGTGCTGTAGCTCTAAGTTTTGTCCAGCCACCTATAGGTTTGAGGTAGCCATTTTCAAAGCGAACTAAATTCCCGTCAACCCAACGACCTTTGTTGCCATAATCAGTTCCGTTCTTGACTATGCCTGCGGGTGGAGTAATTGGGAATAATGCCATTCACTTAGTTCGCTGCAATATATGCTTTACCAGTCGCAATCGCTGAAGTGTAAGATGATTTATCTTCTGAGCTTCCTGCTACATCTGGCTCTGTATAATTCAAGATTATTTCTAAATGGTCAACATTACGCTGAACCATATTATTTATTTCATTTTGGCTATAACTACTTGGCACATAATTTGAATCACTGTTGTTTGCATTTATATCATTAATAAGTGTTACTGAATCATCTGCTGATGCTAAGACTTCTGCTACAGTTTGAGTCATATTCATTCTCCTTTAAGAATATTAATTTCGTTATGTAGGCTATCAACTTTAGCTGATAACTCTTTTACAGCGTTTACAAGATGCCAAGTAATATTATCAGGATTTACAGTTAAACATCCTGTCGACTCTTCTTTAACAACCTCAGGTAATATTTCTTGAATTTCTTGGGCTATAACACCTAATTGCTGTCCTTGTTTATTAATTGCTGTATGAGATGGTAAACCTTCTATTTCATCTTTTAACTTATATTCAAAGTTTTTAACTTGAATTTGATTTATTTTTTCTAAACCAACACTGTTTTCTACAATGTTTTTCTTAATTCTTCTGTCAGAAGTTGTAGACCATGAAGATGAATTGGCTTCATTGTAAGCTCCACTTGAGCCACCTATAAAAGCAGTAAAATTACCTTTTCCTGTTATGTTGTAACCTATAACTATTTCACCATTAACACCACCACTTGATGCTGTTGTTAATCTTCCACCATAAAAACTTTCAACCCCAGTCGTTAAACTTTGACCAGCTTGTGTACCAATAGCAGTGTTTGAACTGCCTGAAGTTACCGCATCAAAAGCCTCATAACCTATAGCCGCATTAAAACTTCCAGTTGTAATAGCTCCAAGTGAGTTATAACCTAATCCAGAATTTCCATCCCCTGAAGTAATCGCATCTATTACTCCATAACCTACACCTGTATTTTGATTTGCATTACTAAGGGTTCCTGTTGTTTGATGTCCTAAAATTAAAGAATTGGTAAAATTTGTTCCACCGCTCTTAGCATCAGATAAGCCATTAATGTCTGTAGCACCACCACTTGCATCTTCCCAAGCTACTCCACTTCCTGTTGAAGTAAGAACTTGTCCGTCTGTTCCTTGACCACCAGCTACTTTAAAGTTATCTCCGTCAATAATGGCTGCATCAACCAAGCCTGTAAATGTACCAGTAGTAAAAGTACCTGCTGCTGGAGTTGTGCCACCAATGACAGAGCTATCAATGACTGCTCCGTCTAAGTTAATTGCTACCGATGTACCAGTAGCACTAAAGATTGCATCTAGGTCATCTAAGTCATTGTTTAATTTAGTTCCCCAGGTATCGGTGGATGCACCAACCTCTGGTTTGGTAAGGTTTAAATTAGTAGTAAATGTATCTGCCATAAAAAAATTCCTTTAAGCTGCTTCTTGTTTGCCTAATGTTGTCCAGTCTGAAGGTGGTACAGATTCTTCTGTCCATGTACCGCTAGGTGCAGTTTGATCTGTCCATGTCTCTGCTGGAACTATAATGTCATTCCATTTTAAACCACCAACAGCAGAAAAACCACTTGTTTGTTGAATGGTTGCTGAACCACGATCAATTTGTCTACCAGTCGCCTCAAAATCTGAGACTGCTGGTAAAGTTGCATTTGCACTGATGGTGAATCGACCTGTAGCAGTCATATCAGAGATAGCTGCTATAGAAGAAACACCACGATCTATTTGTCTGCCTAGGGCCGTCATACCAGATGTTTCTGGTAATGTTGAAGATCCTAATTTAATTAAGACCCCAGCAGATGTCATATCACTGGTTGATGATATGGTTGCAACACCCCTATCAATTTGCGTACCTACTGCACTAAAGTCTGATATCGCAGCAATGGTTGCAACACCTCTGTTTATTTGTCTACCTGTTGCAGACATTCCAGATGTCTCAGCTATAGTCGCTGATCCACGATCTATTTGTCTGCCTGTAGCTGAACCGCTTGAAACTGCTGATATAACTGATGCACCAAACTTGAGGACTACGCCATCACCAGTAAAGTTTGATGTTTGTGCAAGGGTGGATGACCCTAATTTAATAACTGTGCTAACAGCATCAAAGTCAGATACGCCTGGTATAACAGATGCACCATAGCGTATAACTGATGCTTCAGCAGTAAAGCCTGATGTTTGGGCGGATGTAGCTACACCAAAATGATAAACGGGAGTTCCATAGTCGGACTTCCCGTATGTGTATAACCCGTAGCCTACTGAGGCCATGGTATTAAGCTAATGTGATGTCTAAATCACCAGCATCAAATCTGAATACATCTCCTGTTGATACAGTTTTTGAGGTAGTTAAATCTGCATATGCAAGTAAATTACCACCAGATGAAGCATCTAAAATACCAACTGCAACCACTGTTCCGTAATCGGCTGTAGCTGTTGGGTATTCGATTGCAGCAGAGTTTGTTGCTGTTGTGGGGGATGTGCCTGAGACAGTAAAAGTTCCAGTTTGTCTTACATAAGAACCGCCTGTTACTTCAGTACCACCACCAGTATCGTCAGGTGCTACTGTATACAAAGCAACATACAATGTTGCAGGTGCTGTATAAGCAGTACCGCCAAATACATGGTCAAGTACCTTGTCTTCTAAATAATCACTAAATCCAGCCATTTTCTATACTCCTAGTTATTACCAAAATAATAAATGTCTTTTCTGCGTTTGCCATATGTTCTTCTTCTTTGCATTAAAGAACCTTTTGCAAACTCAGCTTTTTCTTGCTCTAGTCTCATTTCTTCTAAAGCCTTCTCGAACTGTGCTGTAAATAGTGGCACTCGTTCATCTTCCATTAAATAGATAGAAGCGTGTTTTAGTGATCCGTAAAGGTAAGCATCTGGATATCCTGTGGATAAAAAGTTACTCGTATTAGAATCGCTTAACGCATCTATCTTTCCGTAGTAGGTTAATTGTACTGTATAACTTCCATCTGGGGTAGGTGCAAATTCAATTGAATCATCTACCAATGCAAAGTAAATAGGTTGGCCTGTTACATTATCATTAGACTTTCTGTATACATCCAATGATTCTATGGATTGTTGAAACAAAGGTGAAAAGTCACCGCTATCAATTTGTATGTTTATAGCCTCTAACCAATCAGTTGGTACTGATATGTATTGTGAATCTAATGTTGCAGTAGCTCTTTTAATCATGCCTTTAACTCTTAATCTGCGGTTAAATTCTGATTCTGTGCTATCTATAAATGAATCAATTACATCTGTTAAATCTGAACGATTTAAGTAACTTGCGATATTAGATTTTAATTCTGCGTATGTCATAGTTTACCCTGCCATGTCCTAAAGACTTTATTGTCTGATTTGTTTAACCATCTTCTCCATGCACTCATATCATTTGCCCATCCTTCTCGACAAGCTCTTT